CTGACTCTGATTTGTTAAAATAATAAACACAAATAATGGTATATCTAATTTTCTAATAGTAGAAAATAAATTATGAGTAATAAACCCTGTCGGGTGATTATAATAAAAATATTCAGTATCGGTATGCCATATGACTATCCTTTCGTTAAATTCAAAAGTTTCTTTTTTTAAGGCCAATAGTCGATAGTACAAATCGTCAAAACGAGCATCGTATTCAACTAACTCTATTTCATCAAGAATTTTTAGCATATTTAAAGTTGTGGCAACTAATCCAGTGTTTATGTGCATTTCTTACAAAAGTTTGATCTATATCGTGTAAATTAAGATTTTTTGTGATATGTTTGATTAAATTAATAAATGAATTTTCATCTATTATGTCTGATAAATTAACGTAACATTTATTAATAAGATTTTTAAAATTATCAGGCTCGGAAAATATTTTTTTAACTCCGCAATTAATGATATTTTCTTTAATAAATGTCCGAGGACTATCCAGTAAATAAATCGGATTGTTAAATTTCCTAGCATAAGATACCATGGTACTAGTATGATGATATTTAGGATCATTTATTTTAAGATGAATACCGCGATCAGAAACAGCATAGTGTTTGTACCAATGGGCACGGTGCAACCAACGCATTGATTTTTTATCAACTATTATGACAATATTTTTTGCACCAATAAAATATTCAGGCACGGACAATTTAAGCCAAGACATACAGATCAATTTCTTCCGACTCAATGAATTGTGATAATGATTAGTAGCTTCAGAATTGGCCAAATTAATAAATTGGTCAATGTCTAGTGTCTCTCCTCGAGGATATTTTGTGCTTATAAAATGCAAATTCCATGCATCTATTGAATCGGGCTCGATTTTTAACCAATCATCAATATTAGAAGTAAATTTTTCTTTAATATAATCTAAACATTTTTTATCAGTTTTATTTTGTTCTATAGTTGAATCAAAATGAGCAATAGAACTACTAGCCATTAACACAGACATTAAAAATTTACCACCACCGCCTGGCGCATGCCTTATTAATAAAAAAGGATTGCTCGATGCTGTCTCTTCAAATTTATTAACAATATTAAGCATAATTATAGATGCCTATAGATATCTAATAATAAATTTGGATCGTAATGGTCACTGGCTATGTTAGTCAATTGGTTAGTAACGATACTGTCGATACTTTCAAATTTGATATTACCTAACATGATGTCAGTGCCAATGTCTACATTCTTAACTGGTAGTAAGGTTAATTCACGTAATTGATATGTGCCAACAAACGTTTCTTTGATGAATGTTGCTTCTTCGTAACTGATATCAATGTCTAGATTAACACGACAATGCATGTTTGGTAACAATAAATTTTCTGGAGTCCTGAGAACATCACTTAGATTGTACACACGATATCTAGGCTGTCCTGGCCAACTATGGAATACAGGCTCTTGCCCCCATTCGATGATCATCATACCACGATCATCATCTCCAGCATCAGCATAATTGTGTGGAAACACATTACCTAAATAAGTAATGTTGCCACGTGTTTGGCGTTTATGGAAGTGCCCAGAAAATACTCGTTCTACACCATTGAACGCACCTTCTTTGATTTCACCAGTGTCCGGCATGGCTACCATGACATTCATATAGAAGTGTGGAAGTTCCAAATGCCCAAACATATATTTGGCTTCAATCTTGCCTAGTTTTTTATGATCATCACCAACTAGCCAAGGAACGATACTGACATCACCTTCTTTGTAGAAGTCGTTGATAATCTCAATGTTTGGTATATGTCTGGCCCACTCAGCTGACTGTATGTCACGTTTATCTCTGTAGTACAGATCGTGATTGCCCGGAATAAAGAACACACGATCAAACGCCTTGCCTAGTAACTCTAAGGCAGTAAGACTATAATTCAGTGTGACTATGTTGATCGCCGCACGATTGTTGTGCCAATCTCCCGACATTACGCAAGTTTCACAGCCCTCTGCTTTGGCGGTTTCTATAAACCATCTGACAAAGTTGAGACAATCGTCGTTGTGTGTGCTGCTGTTGCTTTTAAGGCCGAAGTGGATATCCGTTAAAACGGCGACTTTTTTAAATAGATTAGCCATAGTTATATTATACGCAAGTTAAAAGTAAAGTGCAAATCTTATATTGTCAATTATTCCTCGTAATGTCCACCACCAGCACCCCAGTCGCCTTGGCGTGTGTAGCTTGGTGAATAATTGTTCATCTCTAAGATGTCATCACGGATATTTTGATTACGTTTTTCGATGTTTAGAACACGTGTAAAGCTATTAGTGATAGCTGCCGTGTAATAGGCAAATGGATTTTGGCTTTTTGCCTCATCAAACTGTAGCCCAATCTGGCTTAATTGTAGTAGAGCTTGGCTACGCATTTCATCATTATAGGTATAACCACGCCAGTTACTACGGGTAGCATAACGTTCACATAGTTTGATAAACATGTGTGCTAGTTTAGCTGTCATGGTGCCGTGATCTCGGCTAAACTTGCCTTTTTCAACGCCGCCCTTCCAATGGCTTTTACCCACACACACGGGATTTAGTTCTTCATCTACTGAGTAGTGTTGGAATGGGGGAAAGTTAACCTTCATGTATTTTGTTGCACCCTTGACTACTATGGGCTCGTCATACTCAGTTTCAAAATTATCTTCATCAGCATCATATTCTTCTTGTGCCTTCAAGTCGGCTTTTTTCTGTTTAACATCATCAATTGGTATATGTTCCCAAGTCATAACACGGAATACTACATCGGTTATGGGAATATCTTTGGTTGGGGTTAAGAATTCATCCAATTTACGTTTGTTTCCTAATAGCAGTTCTGCTTCTTGTGCTTCTTTAGCTAGCCGTTCTGCACGCATCTTGCGAGCTTCCTGCACTGCTTTTTTAGTAATCTTGTCAACGCCAAGGACAATCATGTCATAACTTTTTACATCATCGCTGATAAAACTACAATATGTCAATTTACTCTTATGTATTTCCTTAAGAATATCTTTATTGTTTAGATAATTTACCTTTCTCATGGGTCACGGGTTCCTTTTAACTACTACTATTATAATACCTATAAATACTAAGAACAAGAGGTATTTTAAATATGGCACTAAATTTAGGCGGCATCTTTAATCAATCTAGCAGTCTGGCTCCTGGAGAATCCGGCGGAATCCCAGGTAGTAATACTGTGTTTGATCTGCTAAATCCCAGTAAAGCTCGCAGTGCTATCAGCGGGTTACTACCAGGTGGTGCCAGCAGTTTGGCCAAAGCCGAACCTAATATTGGATTCCAAAATGCTTCGTCTACTGGTGGTGCTACTGCTGCCGCTGAAGACGATTGGCGTGTCCGTGTAAGTCTAGCCGCAGGTGCGGGTATATTCTACCAAGATCCTACACTGTTGCCAAACGCTTTGATGTATCCTCTATTAGAAACCAATGGTGTTATTTGGCCTTATGTTCCACAAATTTCAGTAACACACCAAGCCAACTATACTTCAGCTGCCCTTACACATAGTAATTATCCCGCACACTTTTACAACAACTCAGAAGTGGCAGACATACAGGTATCAGGCGAATTCACAGTCCAGGGTCCTGCAGATGGACAATATCTAATGGCGGCCATATACTTTTTCCGTTCAGCAACTAAAATGTTTTTTGGTACTGGTGCCAACGTAGGTAACCCACCCCCGATAGTATTTTTAGATGGCTACGGTAGCCACTACTTCCCACATGTTCCTTGTGTGATTACCTCATTCCAACACACTATGCCTTCTGAAGTAGATTATATACAGGTACCTATTAGCAAGACTAGTTTAACAGAGTCAGCCGCATCAGCACCAGCTGGACCAAATACCAGCGTGCAACTATCAGAGGAAGAAAAAGCATTTGTTCCGGCTCTATTGCAATCTAGTAAAGAAGGAACCAGGGCAACCACAGCACCTAAATTAGAATATAATACGATAACAACAACTACTCGTGTTCCGGCAGTCAGCACCATATCAGTGACTCTGCGTCCAATTTATAGCCGTAAAAATCTACATGACCGCTTTGATCTTAACAAGTTTGCCAATGGTGACCTATTAGCAGACAATGACAGAGGATTTGGAGGATTCATCTAATGGCAGTTACATACTCAAGGTCCAGCCCTTATGCAAATACTGACATCTATGGTTTCTTTTTAGACGTAGCTAATATTCCGGCTATTCCAATTGACGCAAAAGATGTAGCATATCAGATTGATGCTATCTATCAAGGCCGTCCTGATCTACTGGCATTTGACTTATATGGTGACCCGGCACTGTGGTGGGTGTTTGCTATACGTAATCCAAATGTCCTACAAGACCCTATATTTGATTTCCAGCCGGGTGTTACGATATACGTGCCACAGAAACAGAATCTAACTTCAGCATTGGGACTATAGGTAGATGGCCACTAGTCAAGCAGCTCAAACCGCACTAAGTTTCTTCCAAGGCAAGGGTTGGTCTCCAGCACAGGCCGCTGGTATCGTTGGTAATCTACAAGCAGAATCGGCTCTTAACCCTCAGGCATTTAATGGTGCCGGAGGCGGTCGTGGTGCTGCTGGTATCGCACAATGGCGAGGATCTAGACAGGCCGACTTCCAAGAATTTGCAGGTGTTCCGTTAAGTCAATCTACCTACCAACAACAATTAGATTTTGTAAACTACGAACTAACACAAGGTAAAGAAAAAGCCGCAGGAGCAAGACTTAAAGCAACAACCACCGCCGCTGATGCCGCTACAGTAGTGGACAAATACTATGAACGCAGTGAAGGTACAGATCTACAAAAACGCATCAATAATGCTAATGCACTGACAGGGGGTGGCCCGGCTACACCCAATACACAAACTCCTACCGAAGTTGCTGGTGAGGAAAATATTGTCACGGCTACCCGCCCTGGCATATTATATCCAATTCCCAATAGACTACATCAATATCCTAGCTACATCTACGGCCTAAGCCTACACATGCTAAGTGATGAAGAATATAATGACACAGTCAACACACAGACTTATACTCCAAAACGTGTGCTAATAGCCAGTGCTGGTCGATATAGTCCAGATAATTTTCCACGCAGTGAATTTTTTGATAGAGATTTTTATTTTGATGATCTAAATGTAGTAACTACTATAGCGCCAAATAAAGCGACTAGAAATACCAACGCTATTGATCTTACGTTTACTATCGTTGAACCCTACGGCTTTACTTTAGTAGAACGCATAATCAAAACCGCTAAATCTGTTAACAGTCAAAACTATCTAGATCAGCCTTATATGTTACAGATAGATTTCTTTACCATTGATGATGCTGGGAAGATTGTTGGATCAGTTGAAGAATTGCGTAAACGCATACCTATTAAGATTATAAAATTTGATGTGCGTGTTAGCGGAAAAGGTGCAGAATATAGAATACAAGCCACAGCATTTGGCCATTCAGCATTTGATTCTAATACTGTAACTACTCCAGCTAACTTTGAAGTAGTGGCAGGGTCAGTGGCAGAATTTTTTCAATCAATTGAAGGCACCCCTGCTGATACTGTGCCATTTGCCGGCAATCAGGTACCAGGTGAGCGTGCTATAACTGAACAAAATAATATAGGACCAAACTTTAGCGGAACTGCCAATACAACCTATACCCGTGTTAAGAGCTATGGCACTGCAATCAACGAATGGAATGAAAATCTTAAAATCAACGGCAAGATTGGTGAGAATGATATCTATAGATTTGAATTTGATGATGCGATTGGTAAGAGCCTGTTCACCCACCCAGACATCGTTACTCCCAAACGCACTAGGATGCAAGATGCCAGAACTCCGAACGACTTCGTAAATATAAAAAGACAAGGGGCAGGCGAAGAGCAGGCAGTATACGATCCTACCAAAGTTATATTCCAAATTAACTATGGCACAACTATAGAAAAACTCTTAGAATATATAATTCGCAACAGTGATTATATACAGAATCAGCTAATTATACCCGAAGATCCTAGTTACGATCAAAAAAGAAAAGAAATGGCTGAAGAACCACTCAATTGGTTTAGGATCGTTCCTACTATCAGACTGCGAGGATTTGACAACATTAGAAAGGTATGGGCCCGTGAAATTACCTATACAGTTAAATCTTACAAGATTTTTAATGTTCGGCTTGATATAGCACCGCAAGGTACACAGTTGTATCCAACTAAGAACTATAATTACATCTATACAGGAAAGAATGATGATGTATTTGATTTTGATATAAACTTTAATGCCCTATATTTTAGTCAAATTACAGCTTATAGAAACAGTATGTCTGAGCTTAGTCCTAGTGCTGACAGTAATACTATCGCCGAGCAAACTCAGAATTTTCCAAACTATACCGGTGGCGCACCATCTATGGAACCTAATGCTATTATGCCATCTATACTGCACCCGGTCGTGCAGAATTCTAAAGCTGCCGCAACTGGTGGAGCCACAAATACCAAAGAAGTAGCATCGATTGATTTGGCTGATAGTTTAATGACCGACAGTATGGCCGACATGGTAGGTTTAAAATTAAAAATCTTAGGTGACCCTGATTTTATCAAACAAGACGATATCTTTTATAAACCAACTGTGCAGGCTAGTATTACAGCTACACCCACAAAGCCCACCGACGACGAAAGACTACTACCAAATAACGGTAGTTTAGTAATGGACAACGGAGTAGTTTATGCACAGGTATTATTCCGCACTCCTGTTGACATTGACGAGTCAACAGGACTAATGGAATTTGACCCTGACTATAAAACTAGTTTGTTTAGCGGACTGTATCAGGTTATACAAGTTACTAGCAATTTCCGCAGTGGTCAATTCACACAAGAATTAGAAATGACACGACTACCTCGTCAAGCTGCATTTGATTATACTGAATTACAAAATACCAATGGAACAGAACGAACAGAACGTCAGGAAGCCAATCCAGACGCATTCCCAGGTAAATTAGGTATCACACAAACACCGCCAATTATTCCTAGCTTGTTACAAAGTGGTGGACCACAACAGTCTACAGCTGATGCTAGTGACTCGGCAACTAATCAGACAGCTGGAGAGAATCAACAGGCAGCACAAGAAGCTAATAACGTACCACCATTACTAACACAGAACGCACAGGATCTACGTATAGTGAATGAAACTGCACCAGAAGAAACTATATCCGATCAAACAGAACCACAGGCTATAGCACCTAACTTTACTCCAATATCTAGTAGAGGTAATAGGGTGCCTGGCGAAGCTGCGGTGCAATAATCAAAGGAAAGACACATGGCAATCAATGACAGGATAGGTAGTAAGGTAGTTAAAGCAGCAAGACGTGAAGACGCTCCGGGCACTCGTGTTGATCCCTATCCATACGTAGGTATAGTTAAAAATAATCTTGACCCAACGCTGTCGGGTAGACTGCAGGTATACATTCCTGATCTAGGTGGCCCAGCAGATGATGCAAACAATTGGCGTACAGTCAGCTATAGTAGTCCATACATGGGCTATACCAGTCAGGTGCAATCACACACAGATACTCCGAGCCCAGACAACAGTTTTACCAGAGTAAGTCATACCTATGGTATGTGGATGGTGCCACCAGACATTGGTGTAGAAGTTATCGTTATCTTTATCGCTGGTGATCCCTTACGTGGGTATTTTATTGGTTGTGTTAATAGCAATCTCAGTCATTTCATGTTGCCAGGAATCGCAGGCACACAAAATGTAGACGTTAATAGTCTAACTGCTGAACAACGTAAATCCTATGCCAAGGGCGATATCGTTCCAGTGGTCGAATTCAATGAATACACCAAAGATTTTACCAACACCGCATTTTATCTAAACAATAAACCTGTACATGTGATACAGTATAATATCCTACGCAAACAAGGACTAGACCAAGATACTACTCGCGGTGCTATATCTAGCTCAAGCCAGCGCGAAAGCCCAAGCCAAGTATTTGGTATCAGCACACCTGGCCGTCCATTAGATGATCCAGCAGACACTAAAGAATCTAAAGACAAATACACATCAGAACTGTCTGCGGGTAAAATTGATCCAAAATATCTAAAGATTAAATCACGCAAAGGTGGGCATGTGTTCGTCATGGACGATGGTGCGGCCTTGGGTGAAGATCAATTGGTCAGACTTCGCACTGCTAATGGTCATCAGATCTTAATGCACGATACTAATAAAACTATCTATATCGCACACGCAGATGGCGGTAGTTGGATCGAACTAGGGCCAAGCGGCAGTATCAGTGCTTATGCATCAGGATCATTTAATGTCCGTAGTGAAGGCACACTTAATCTGCACAGCGACACTAATATTAATATCAATGCTGGTGGTAGTATTAATATGAAATCCGGATCAAAAATTAAATTAGAAACTACTAAAACAGAATTACTAACAGGAACACTAAAAGTAGAATCCTCTGGACTAACAGAATTTAAATCGGGTGCGGCATTTAACGTAGAATCTTCTGCGGCAATGTCTTTAAAAGCCGCTGCTAAGTTTGCTGTAGATGCCAGCGGCATATATCAAAACAGCGGCGCTTCTACCTCAGTCAAGGGAGTAGATCCTTTGCAGGTAAACAGCTTACCTGGCGCAGGACTAAATTCCAGCGGTGTTTGGCGTGTTGTTCCTAATGCCTTAAGCACCATAGTAACAGTGGCCCCAACACACGAACCATACTCACGTGGCTACAATGGAGTATTCTTTCAACCAACCAGTCCGGGCATACAACCAAAACCTTATAAAGGCGCCATTGATGCTACTAAAACTGCGGCCAGCGCCGGAGTGCAAAATGCCGCATCAATAAAAGACCTAAGGAACCAACCCGCAGCCAGTGCACCAGTGGGAACATTAAGTCAAGACCAAACCACAGCTTTATTAGCACAAGCAGGGTCAGGTAACGATTATACCTCAGTTGACACTGATACGGGGGCAGTAGGCAAATACCAAATTGATTATCAAGCATTAGTAGATGGCGGCTATGTAAAAAGCTCTGTGGCTAGCAATGAAGATTTACAAAATCCCAACAGTTGGATCGGAAAGAATGGTATAGACTCAGTTGATGCATTATTAGATAATGGGCCTGAACAAGAATCTATCATGGCAGAATTGACTAGTAATAACTATACTGCCATGGTTGCCAGTGGTGCGATCTCAGAAGAACAACCGCCCGAAGATGTGGCGGGTATGTTGGCCCTGGCACACGAAGTTGGAGTAGATGCCGCCAAAAACTTCAGAGAAGGACAAGGCACGGGCGCAGATATATTCAACCAAGGCAAGTATGCGGCTTCGATATTGGCTGGGCAGGTCCAGGCCGTAAACCAAGGATAAATATTTACATGGCCACTACATATAAAGGATTTAGCACTCTAGGATCTAGCAAGAACTTCCGCCTTACGGATTTTGATTTGATCAAGCAGGATATTTTCAATCATTTCAACATACGCAAGGGTGAAAAGCTCATGCGTCCAAATTTTGGCACTATCATTTGGAATGTCCTGCATGAACCCTTTACAGAAGACCTAAAAAGCGTGATCACACAGGATATTCGTGCTATCGCTAGCTATGATCCACGTGTAAGTTTTGATAATATCATTGTTACAGAATATGATCAAGGCATACAAATAGAACTACAACTGCGTTACGTATTAACTAATCAGACTAGAGTCATGCTGATGAATTTCAACGGCACCAACGACACACTTTCTACACAATAATTAACTACACAGTTTATTTTCCTGATAAATACTAGATAATAGGGAAATAGCATGGCAACCACCACACGACAAACCAGTTTATTAGTCTCACAAGATTGGACTAAGCTATATCAAGCGTTTCGTAACGCAGACTTCCAAAGCTATGATTACGAAACACTTCGTGCTAGCATGGTTAGCTATCTACAGCTTTACTATCCTGAAGACTTTAACGACTTCATTGAATCCAGTGAGTTTATCGCCCTAATCGATATGATCGCGTTCCTGGGCCAAAGCCTAGCGTTCCGCGCAGATTTAAATGCTCGTGAAAACTTTATTGATACTGCGCAGCGTCGTGACAGCATACTTAAACTAGCACGCCTAGTCAGCTATAATCCTAAACGTAATATTCCTGCTGTTGGTTTATTGAAATTTAACAGCGTATCGACTACTGAAAACGTCTATGACAGTAATGGTCTTAATCTGAGCGGATTAGTGATCAATTGGGCAGACGCAGGTAACAGCAATTGGTTAGAACAAATGACATTGATACTTAATGCATCATTGGTTAATAATCAAGCCATCGGCAAACCAGCTTACAGTCAGATCATCAATGGTATTACTAACGAAGAATATCAGATCAATCTAGTGCCTAATATCTTATCTACCTACAGCTTTAAATCTACTGTAGCCGGATCACAGATGTCATTTGAAATGGTAAGTCCTACCAGCGCAAACGAAACATATATTTACGAAGCTGACCCTAAACTAAATGCGCCATTTAACTTTTTATATAGAAATGATAACCTAGGCAACGGCAGTAACAACACAGGATATTTCTTGTATTTTAAACAAGGCGAATTAAAGAGCTTAGATTTTAATCTTGCTGAAAGTATTCCTAATCGTGTTTACAGCGTTAATACCAATAACATCAACAACACAGACATTTGGGTGTATAGCCTAGACAGCAACGGTAATTTGGATATCCTATGGGAAAAAGTTCCAGCAGTGGCCAATACCAATGTTATCTACAATGCTACATCAAACAAAAATATCTATCAGATCAATAGCCGCGCTGGTGATCAAATTGATTTAATCTTTGGTGACGGATCATTTGCCAATATTCCACAAGGTAACTTCCGTATATACTATCGCGTCAGTAATGGCCTACAATATAAAATCACTCCCGATGAAATGCAGGGTGTGGTAATACCAATTAACTATGTTGGTGCCGCAGGCCGCGTTGAAACTATTACAATCACAGCCAGCCTACAATATACAGTGGCTAATGCTACTACACGTGAAAGTCTTGACAGCGTTAAACAAAAAGCACCACAACAATTCTATACACAGAATCGTATGATTACAGGTGAAGACTATAATATCTTGCCTTACACTTTATTCAATGATATTTTAAAGATCAAAGCAGTCAATAGAACATCAAGTGGCATCAGTCGTTATTTAGATGTTATTGATGTAACCGGTAAGTATTCATCTACTAATATCTTTTCACAAGATGGTATGTTATATCGTGACAACACGACCAATACATTTAGCTTTGACTATAATACTACCAATGACATTTATAAAGTTATCTACGATCGTATAGCACTAATAGCACAAGCACCAGAAACACTACAGTTTTTCTATGCACACTATCCATTATTAGATCTAACTGATATCTATTGGCATACCTCAACAATTATTGCCAATGGTTGCACAGGCTATTTCCAAGACAGCACAGGTAAGATCTTACAGATTGGCGCGGCAGTAACCAGCACTAACAAATATATCGTGCAGAGTTCTATAGTTAAGCTATCAGCAGGTGATGGCAACTACTTTGATGCACAAAATCGTATTAAAACAGGAATACCACGCAATCCGGGTGACAAGTATTACGTCTATGCGGCTATTGAATTAGTAGTAGGGGATGGCACCAATGGTGGCCAGGGTAATTTAAGTAATGGCGAAGGGCCAGTGACCATCAATCAGATCATACCTATAGACGAATTTCCATCAGCTGATCGTGTATTTGCTGTGTTTAACGTAGCGTTCTCAAATGCTCTGGTTTCAACTATGGTTGGTTACATACAGGCGTTTGCTAATTTTGGCCTACGCTATGACATAGTATCAGCCAGCTGGAAGATTATCACCCCACAAGATCTAAACACCGGCGATGCATTCAGTCTAACCAACACAGGAGATACTAGTGGCCAAGCATTAGACAGCAGTTGGATCATAGCATTCCAAACAGTAGGTCAAACCTACACAGTCAGCTATCGCGGATTAAATTATGTATTTGAAAGCGTGCAAGAAACTAATTTTTACTATGATGGTACTACAAAGATTTTTGATGCCTCTACTGGATTGACTGTTAAAGATCAGATCAAAGTATTAAAAGTTAACACACAACCCGATAACAGTAATCCACTAGCACTCGATTACATTTGGAATATCTATAAGAGTATCACTGAAGTTGACGGTTACACTGACATCAACAGAATCTATGTAACATTCTCTGACACCGACAACGATGGTATTCCGGACAATCCTGAATTGTTTGAACTATTGGTTAATCCTAATGTAGATGTAACTAACAAATATGTTTATTTCCAATCAATCATAGGCTATGACAATTTTGTAACTGAAACACCTATTGATAACAACACAGTGGTATCACAATATGCTTCTCTACGTGATGCACAGGTAGCAGCTACCTTATACCAAAACGGACAACTATTTTATATTGTGCCAATTGACACATTTTATCAATTATCGATCGCTGGAGAAGTTTATACATTAAATGCTGTCACGGGGTATTCAGCTAAACTAGGCCGACAAGATTTATATTTCCAATATCGTCACAACAGTCCAAACAATCGTCGTATTGACCCAAGTCCAAACAATATCATTGACCTGTATATCCTAACACAACAATACAGTATCGATTATCAATCATGGGTACAGGACATCACAGGAACTATCACACAACCTAGTTTGCCAACCAGTGATCAATTAGAAATTAGCTACAGCAGTTTAGATGAATATAAGGCCGTTAGCGATACTATCATCTACAATCCCGCACAGTTTAAACCATTGTTTGGAGCCAAAGCTGATCCTAAACTACAGGCACAGTTTAAAGTAGTTAAAAATTCTAACGTGGTCATCAGCGACAACGAAATACAAACATCAGTGATCGCTACAATTAACAGCTACTTTGATATAGCCAATTGGGACTTTGGTGAAACATTTTATTTCAGTGAACTTGCGGCATATTTACACATGCAACTAGTTCCAAACATTTCCAGTATTGTCATAGTCCCTGCTAACGAAGCCAGCGTGTTTGGTAGCTTGATGCAGGTCAATGCAAACATTAATGAAATCATTACCAGTTGCGCGACTGTCAATGATGTTAAGATTATCACTGCTATTACAGCGGCACAACTTAACCAAACTGGCGCACTAATAACTGCTTAGGATTATAATGGCTGAAAGAAAAACCTATAACTTTTTACCAACTACCTTTAGATCCGACACGAATCAGAAGTTCTTGTCGGCGACCATGGATCAGTTGGTATCAGAACCAAATTTTGCCACGCTGTATGGTTATATTGGTCGTAGATTTGCTCCCACGTATAAAAGCACAGACAGTTATGTCCTTGAAGACACTGCGGTTAGGCAAGATTATCAACTTGAACCTAGTGTGGTCATACGAGATCAACAAAATAATATTACATTCTTTGCAACCTATGTTGATCTACTTGAAAAGATCAGCTACTATGGCGGTATTACCACCGATCATAGTAGAATGTTTGAACAAGAATATTATACATTTGACCCACGTATCAGCTATGACAAGTTTGTTAATTTTAGCCAATACTATTGGTTACCTGATGGACCTGACTTCGTAGAAGTTAATACTACTGGCCTTGATCTCACTATAGATTATGTGGTTACTAGAGACAGTGCCAATGGTCGTTATATATTCAAGAGCAATGGTGTAGTAGACAACAGCATTATTTTAGCACGTGGAGGTAGTTATACCTTTACTGTTGATCAACCCGGAGTTCCATTCTGGATACAAACTGAGCTAGGTGTAGATGGTGTGATCTCAGCAACACCTACATTAAGCTCAAGAGATATATTAGGCGTTGAAAATAACGGTATTGATGTTGGAACTATAACATTTAATGTTCCACAAACCACAGCACAAGATAGATTCTTAGCTCAAGAATTAGTCTATTCAGTTGACTATGCAACTCCATTTGATACTTTACCATTTAGTAATTTTCAAAATCAATTAGTTTCGACATTCTTAGCCAACTACCCACAGTATGGTGGCATCACAGGTCAACTTAACGGTAAACATCTAGTGTTTGTTAATGTGCAGTTAGCTACTAATATAGGTGAAGAAGTATGGACCTATCCTGAAGTAATAGTTAATACACTAGCAGCAACAGCCGGAGCATCGGGATCTAATGTCATCACACTAGCTTCAACAGATAAATTAATTGCCAATCTTGCAGTGTCTGGTACAGGTGTCCCAAGCGGAACTACTATAGTCAGCGTTGATTCAGCCAATGCTAATGTTACACTTAGTGCAAACCTTACTACCACAGCCAGTGGAGCATATACATTTACTGCTCCTAATTTTAATGCTGGGTATGTAGTTCCAGAAGCAGAACGTTACGGTGTATTCCGTGTGGTCTATGTTGATGCTGGTATTAAGAATGCAGATGGATCGATTGATTATGTGACAAGACTAGTATTCGAACAAGCAGTTAATGTTGATGAAAAAGTCTATGTAAGATTTGGGGTTGTTAATGCTAATAAAGAATATTACAAAGACTATGATGGTTTTCTAAAACAAGTTCCAATACTTACCTGTCAGTTGAACAATCTATGGGTACAAGATGGCGCTAGGGCAGACATTTATAAAAATGTGCAGATAGTAAACTATAATGCGTGGACTATCGATGTTGAAACAGACATCATTGGCCAATTAGTCTATACCAGCCCCAATGGCGTAGAATTTACTAGCGGATTAAAAATACAATTTGCAGAAGATGTAACTCCGACCAGTTATCAAAATCGTCAGTTTTACGTAGAACAAGTCGGCGACGTTAGCCAATATAATGGCGGTATAAGACTAGTTCCGGTTGATCAGCTGATCACCCCAGAAGCTTATAATGCTGAGCTAGCATTAAACTATCCAAACGAGATATTTCCTGATTATATCACTATTAATCGTGCCAGTGTTGATCGCAATGCTTGGTCACGTACCAATCGTTGGTTTCATATTGATGTAGTTTTAGCTACCTCTGAATATAATGGAACACTACCAACAATAGATCAGGCTAGTAGAGCCCAACGACCTATCGTGCAGTTTGACTGTGATCTACAATTAATCAATGAGGGGCGCATTGGACTCGATTACATTGATATCTTAGATACCAGCACTAAAAATGCCTTTACAGAATTACAAGGGCAGACCTATGCCATAGCATTCGGTGTTACCTTGTTTGATGGCCTACGTGTGGTCTTTGGCGCCGATGAAGATCCGTTGGTCCGCAATAAAATTTATGTAGTTAGTCTGGTCCAATATGAAGTTGATGACCAACAATTACCCGCAGGACCGTATCGTATTGAATTATCATTGGCTGAAGATGGAGATGTAGAGACATATTCTACCGTGGTAGTGGCATTAGGCCAATACAAAGGTAGTCAATGGTGGTATGATGGGGTTACCTGGAATGAAAGCCAACAAAAAACTGCATTACAACAACCACCATTGTTTGATGTATTAGATGCTACAGGCAAGAGCCTTTCAACATATATTAGATCTACATTTGTAGGTACACAGATTTTTGGCTATGTGCGGGCCGCTACCGGAACTACAGACCCAATCTTGTCAAAAGGCATCATTCCTACAATCTATGACAGCAATAATAATCCTGTAACTAATTTCTATCTTAGCTACAAGACATTTACCACACAAGGTGATATCAAGTTCCAAAACTATTTTAACACCGATACATTTAGCTATGTCAATGACAGTGATATTATAACTACACAGCTGATTAATACTGGTTATATACAAAAAATCTTAACCGCTGAAACACTACAACCTAGGAACACCTGGGCCACAGTTCCTGAACTTAGCCATCAGTATCAACAGATCAGTTATGTTTTTGATGGCACTAATAATCCATTTGTAGTAGACATCGTTCCTGAAGTAGACGCATCAATACCTTATACTAAAGTATTTCAAAACTTCCAATATATACAACCAACAAATTGGACGTTAGCCAACAGTGCTGTTCGATTATCTACCTCACTGACAGTAGGTGATCAAATTGATATCTTAATCTATAGTCAACAGATTAGTAAGTTGGGTTTCTATCAAGTTCCGCAAAACTTAGATTTAAATGCACAGAACATTGATATAGATACACTAACACTGGGACAGATACGTAACCATTTGGTAGCATTGGCACAGAACAGCACCATCGTTGAAGGTAACATCTTAGGACAAAGTAATCTTAGAGATATTGATATCAAACAACAAGGTGGAACAATCCTACAACATAGTAGTCCAACACCCTATGCTAGTTTGTTCTTGATTGACAAGACAGCTAATTATGTAAACGCATTACGTTATGCACAACAAGAATATACAAAATTTAAGAATAAATTTTTAGAACTCAGCACGTCATTGACTGGTATACAACCAACAGATCCAACAGCCAGTGTTGATCTAATATTAACTAAAATTAATCAAGTTAAGAATAAATCATTCCCTTGGTTCTACAGTGACATGGTGCCATATGGTACTTTGATTAACATTGTCAGCCAGCAACCGGGTGTAGATGGTTTCTTAGTATTTGATCCGTTAAAAACAAACTATGAAATCACTAATATATTTGATAGCCAAAAACTCAGCAACCAAGCAGTATTAGTCTATCGCAACGATGTGCAGTTACTTAACAATGTTGATTATACATTTAATACCACAACACCATCGATTGATTTCTTGATTGGTCTTGAAGTAGATGATGTTATTAGAATCGTAGAATACAGCAATACCGACGGTAATTACATTCCGGAGACTCCTACTAAACTAGGGTTATGGCCAATTTATATCCCAGAGATATTCCTAGATGACACCTACAGAACACCAACCACGGTTATACGAGGACACGACGGCAGCATTACTCCAGCATTCAACGACTTCCGTGATGACTTTTTATTAGAGTTAGAAAAACGTATCTATAATAATATCAAGTTACCTTTAAGCGGTACATTCGGTGATATATTACAAGTGGTTCCTGGTAGATTCAGATCCAGTGAATATACCCTGGCTGAAATTAACCAATTGACATCTATCTATTTCTTAAACTGGATCGGCGATAACAAATTAGATTTCAGCACTAATGATACATTTGACCCCAATGATGCGTTTACTTGGAACTATGCAGGCAGCACTGATGTAATCGACGGTGCAAACTTACCAGGTAGCTGGCGTGCTTGTTATCAATACTACTATGATACTATCCGTCCACATATTACGCCTTGGGAAATGTTAGGATTCTCAGCAGAACCAGACTGGTGGGAAAGTTATTATGGTCCAGGACCATACACTGGTGGTAACAAACTATTATGGGACAATCTAGAAGCAGGCCTTATCGTTGACGGGTTCCGCCAAGGTGTAGATTTAAACTATGCACGTCCAGGACTAAGTCAAATTATTCCTGTGGATGTAAATGGTAATTTATTAAGTCCACAACAGATATTAACACGCTCATTGAACACCAAGCGAGCAGCCGGAGCTTGGCAAGTAGGTCAATATGGTCCTGTAGAATTTGCCTGGCGTTCAAGCAGTGAATTCCCCTATGCTGTTCAACAGGCTCTAGCATTAGCTAAACCAGCTAAGTATTTTGGATCTTTGATAGACACCTACAACTATTCATATATCAATCCGTTGTATACTATACAAGACACAGCAACCGGAATATCTACAGGGTCCGAACAGTATCTAACTTTAACTACAAATCATCATATTACACAGAATATAATACAATTTAATGGTGATACCAGTTCAGGCACATTATATAGAGGTGCGGGTTACTTAAACTGGATCGCTGATTATCTTATCAGCCAAGGTATTAATCCTTCAACGTATATCTCACCGTTGTTGAAAAATTTCCAAGTTAATCTTGCCTACAAAGTTGCAGGATTTACTGATCAAAAATACCTAGAAGTATTAGCTGAACAAGTTAGTCCTACCAGCACCAATGCCAGCGTGTTAATACCAGATCAAAATTACGGTGTTTATCTAAATGAAAATCCCGTGCCTATCGACAAGTTGATTTACAGTGCAGTTATTGTTGAAAAAACTGACCTTGGTTGGACAGTTAGAGGCTACGATTTATTCAATAGTTTCTTTACTATCATCCCAAGCATAGTTAATAATAATGCTTATAGAATAACTGTATTAAACAGCAGTGCTACGATATTCAATAACTATCAAAACTTAAAACTAAATGTGCCATACGGCCATGAATTTACCACAGCACAACAGGTAGCAGACTTCCTGATAGGCTATGAACGTTACCTAATAGCACAGGGATTTACATTCACTGATTCAGATCCAATGCTAAACGAAATGCGTGATTGGAAACTGTCAGTTAAAGAATTCTTATATTGGATACAACAAGGTTGGCGAGCAGGTAGTATTATCGTATTATCACCGGTGGCTGATAGTATCAGTGCTGTTACTATTGGAGCGATCACTGCTGGGATTGAAGATAGCCAATATGCCAGCAAGGTATTAGATCAAAACTTTAATCTAGTTAGAAATAACAATTACAATGTCATGCGATCAGCCACTGAGTTCAAACTTAATTTTACTGATCCTGCAACAGTTATAGGATATGTTGAAGTTGACTTAGTGCAGTATGAACACGCATTGGTATTTGACAATACCACAGTGTTCAATGATGTTATCTATCAACCAGAAAGCGGTAATAGACAGTTTAGATTAAAACTAGTAGGGCAAAAAACAGCAGCCTGGAATGGCAGTCTATCAGCACCTGGATTTGTCTACAGTTCCGGTGTGGTTAAAGAATGGAATCAAGGCAAGGACTATCTCAAAGGAGAGTTAGTCCAATATAAGAGCCAATACTACACTGCTCTAATAGATGTAGTGGCCAGCACTACATTTGAATTCCAATATTGGCAACAGATTGATCAAAGTCAAATCCAGAAAGGCCTACTACCTAATTTCTCAACACTAGCAGTGCAGTCACAATCATTCTATGACTCATATGCTGAGATTAAAGATCAAGATCAGATAAGTTATAGCCATGCATTGATTGGTTTTAAACCAAGACGTTATCTATCAGACCTTGGTGTAACTGAAACCACACAAATTGAATTCTACAAAGGATTTATCGCGCAGAAAGGTACGGCCAATGCTGTTAATCAGATGCTCAAGGCTACATTTAATAACCTAAGCAGTGATATCAGCTACTACGAAGAATGGGCTATGCGTGTCGGTGAATATGGTGCATTAGATACTAACCCTTTTGTAGAGATTCCATTAAATGAAAGCGCATTTGGTGTTAATCCTAGTGTGGCAAGATTTGTTGGTGAAGCTGACAACAATCTAGCAGACGGCATTACAGTATTCAATCAATCACAGCTTTATAAATCTTACGGAAGATTCACTGGTAATGTTGCACTTAATAGGACTGATAACAGCGACTATGATAATGATATTCCGACAGCAGGATATGTTAACATTGACGATGTTGATACGCAGATATTTGATCTGGCTAACTATCAAGATCTTGATGGTCAAATAGCTAACATGGGCAGTGGCTATACCATATGGTGCGCTAAAGACTTTAGCCAACAGTGGAATGTCTATCGTGTAACTGAAACAAATAATTTTGTAACACAGGTTGCTAACGCTCTCAATGGGTATATAACATTTACTACACAAGACCCTCATAAATTTATTGCAGGTAGTGTATTCTTAGTCAAAGACTTTGATCCAGCATTTGATGGATTCTATCAGGTATATAGAGTAATGACCGCGTCTAGTGTTATGGTAACCTACGCAGGCGACACATCTAACCTAACTTCTCAAGATGGTCTGGGTATATTATTCCGCATGGATAGCATGCGATTCCTATATATGGAAGATAGTCGCATATATGGACTATTAAATCCGCCCAATGGCTGGAAAGTTGGTGATAAAATTTGGATCGACGATGATGCTGAAACAAACGCAGTGCAAGGTCAACCATTTGGCACTCAGCCAAACAATACCTGGAAAGTCTATGAAAAACAAGCACCGTGGACAATAGAACAACAGTTAACTAAACAAGCAGGTGGATATAGTGCTGGTGATGGATATGGATCAAGTGTAAAAATGTCCGGTGATGGGCTAATAGTGGTCACTGGAGCTCCAAACTCTAACAGCAACATTGGTGTAGTTAACACATTCTTAAAAGATTACGAAGGCACGTTCCAAGAAAGTTTCAGTATCAGTCCACTGAGTGCGAATACTCGTGCGTTTGGTCATGCTGTTGAGCTCGGCACTGATCCAGAATCTAATACAGTATTAGCAGTTGGCGCTCCAAAAAGTTACGGTAACGTGGGATATGTTTACACCTATTATAAATCAGAATTTGCTACTGCGTTTGATCGCACCCAAATCATTGTAGGCAATGTATTTTCCCAAGGACAGTTTGGTCACAGCCTGGCATTTAGTCAAACAGGTGATTGGTTATACATAGGTGCACCCGGCGATTCTGCGGTATCTAGCGGTAATGTTCACGTCTATGGTCTTAATAGATATATTCCTGTTGCAGAACAAATTATATCTGTTAATAGTTTATACACACTAACAACCAGCGCAAATCTTCAAGCATTATTGGGTAGTGCTAATGTTGTAGTTGGGTCTACAATCACACAGGCCGCTACCGGCGCCACAGCCACAATAACTTATATTACACCTGGGGTCAATGCTAATTCTTATCAAGTTGACAATTTAATTAACTTTGTCTATGACGCAAACGTAACTGTTGGAAACGCCAATATATCAGCTAAACTTAGTATCACCACCGGCGGATTCTTATCTAATGTAGATGCATATCCATTGACTGCAAATGCTTATGCTGTAACCAGCAACATATTCTTAACAGCATTTACTCCGGCTGTTACTAATGATCCTAGCTCACTATTGATTACTAATGCGAATCAGACATTTATTCCAAATCTTGATTATTACCTAAATGGAACGACGATTAACTTTGTCAATAATGGTAATATTGCTGATCCACAAAAACTTGATACCAGCACCATCAGCATTAAGCAAAAACCTTATTATCAACTGTTGGATACATTGACATTACCAATCAGCAACACTGGCTCACAATTTGGGTTTGCATTGTCAAGCAGCTTTGATGGCGCACAACTAGCAGTGGGCACACCAAATGACAATGTTGTTGGCGATGATGGTACACTTAAAATTGGTGCAGGATCTGTTTATGTATATGATCGCGTGATTGAAGCATTTAATACAGTTATAGATGCTGACCCCGGAACTGGTGGTCAGGACTACACTACAGAGGGTTCTATAGCATCAGTTTATAAAGTTACCTTAGACAACGTTGAAGTTACTAACTATATAGTTGTTGGCTCTAACAAGATTAGATTTATTACTCCTCCACCAATCGGCCGTGTCCTGTATATTGAAGTTAATCAGTTTAGGCTATTGGAACGATTAGTTGGTGTAGACAGCCTTGAAGGTGGACTAAGAGCTATCCAATCAAATGCGGCATTTGGCACCAGCCTAACGATCTGTTCAAACAACTGTGCTATCTATATCGGCGCACCTAATTATAACAATGGCACAGAATATAATTCAGGTGCGGTCTGGAAGTTCCATAACAAAGGTCGACTATATGGTACTAACACTGCCTATGACACAGATCCAATATTCATGCCAGGCGACAGTATTCGCCTAGACAACTTTGAGATTACAGTCAGCGGTCGTTGGATGCCTGCGACTGTTGGTAATATTATAACATTAAGTGCCAATGTCCGAGCCAATGTAGGCGACTATATCACACAGACTGTATCTGCTACTGGCGTAGCTAATGTAACAGTATTAGTTGATACACCGGCGACTGGTAGTAGATATATCACAGTCAGTGACTACAACGACAATGCTAATGTGTTTAGTTGGTCGTCAGGTAATATCGTCAGTGTTAACGGTACAACGACCACAGCACAGTTAAGAGTTAGTCTAGACAGCTTTGTTAAAGATGTCAATGATGCCAAATTATTAGGTATTACAGCAAGCAATAGTGCCGGAAGATTAAGATTTGATTCTGACAGCACAGTGGCTAAAAATCTACTACGTATCCTGGCCGGAACCAATCAACCAGGTAGTCCAGGTGTTTATGCAGATGCTAACACTATCGTGTTTGCATTCATGCAGATTATCGTTAATCCGTTTGGCCTTCCGGGAGAATATTTTGGTAACAAGGTTAAACTAGCTGCCAATGCTTATATGTTGGTAATTGGCAGTGCCCGCGGAACTACAAAACAATTTACTACATTTGATGTGTTGACTACACCGGCTGGTACTACTATGGATGACAGCACTACAAGATTATATGACACCATCCAAGGCAGTGGTAGCGTTTACATATATGAATTATACGATGATCCACGTAATATGGTTGAACATCCAGGTCGTTATGCTTACGCACAACAATTAGATCCAGGTAGTTTGATCGAAGGCGCACAGTTTGGCTACAGCTTAGATATCGAAGGAACATTTGTCACAGTGTCTGCGCCAGGCACCACGTTAAGTGGAAAACCTGCACAATCAGGAACAGTATATATATTTTCTAACCCATTGATGATACGAGGTTGGGAACTTATCCGTTATCAACAGCCCAAAGTTGATCTTGACAGTATCAGCCGTGGATATCTATACGATAACACAACCAGTCTGATTAAATATAATCTACAATTTATTGATCCTGCTAAAGGTCGCATACTAGGACAAGCTGAACAAGAAATTTCATTTAAAACAGAATATGATCCTGCTATCTATAATAGAGGAACGAACCCCAAAGCAGACATCAATCAAAATATCTATTGGGGCAATAACCAAATTGGCCAAGTATGGTGGAATCTTTCTAAACTTAGATATATTGACTATGAACAAGATACATTAACCTATCGTAGTTTATATTGGGGACAACTATTCCCAGGATCAACGGTTGAAGTCCTTGAGTGGGTGAGAAGCAATTATCTACCGAGCCAATATGCGGCCAACGGTGGTGATGGTATACCTGAATATGCAGATGACAGTGCTTACGTAGAAGAAATCTTTGTAGATCCAGTAACCAGCATTATTGTTACACGTTACTACTATTGGGTTAAGAATAAAACCAGCGTTGACCCTAACAATCCAAGCAGGAAGTTACCAGTCAGTGCTATTACAGACTATATACTAAATCCTAAAAATCAAAACATTGCGTTTGGTGCAATAATACGTGGTGATGCAATAGCGTTCTATAACGTCAGTGAATACCTATCAGCTGACAACACTATCATGCATCTAGACCATCAGTTGGTTATCAATACTGATATCATACATAGTGAATATGAGCTAGTGCAACAAGGTAATCCAGATAATCTTATACCTACTAACATAGTTAATAAATTAATTGACAGTTTAAGTGGTATAGATCAATCTAGCTCTACAGTTCCAGATCCAAAATTAAGTCAAGCTGACAGATATGGTATTAGCTTTAGACCAAGACAGAATATGTTTGTTAATAGACTACAGGCTGTTAATGAGATGGTAAGTTTTGTCAATAACATATTTGCTGTTAATCCTATAACTGAACAATTTGATCTTACAGGATTAAATGCACAGGAACCTACACCTAGTTATAAAAAAGGTGAATACGAACAAGGTGTAACGACAGAAATAGAATTATCTTATATCAACACAGATGAACTTGCTCCCGGATATCGAGTATTAGTAAACAATGATATAACCCAAAATGGTCTTTGGGTATTATATCAATTATCAGAATCTAAGGTTTGGGAGATAATCAAAGTTCAAAGTTACAAGACCAGCTTGTATTGGAATTACATTGATTGGTATGCTGATGGATATAGCTCAGCAACTAAACCAGACTTCAGCGTTAACACTACCAACGATGCATTAAAATTACGTGCGGTTGGCGGACAGATTATCTATATCAGCAACGCCACTGGTGCAGGCACCTGGCAGTTAGTTGTAGTTCAAGATGATGGAACATTGCAGGTAGTGGGTATCCAAAATGGTACTATACAGCTTGATACATCATTGGGTGATTTTGCAGGCAATAGTCTTGGCTTTAGTAATCAAGACTTTGACAGCAATAGATTTGATCAAAATCCCAACAATGAGATCCGTGCTATAGTGCAATCGTTAAACGACGAACTGTTTACCAACACCTTAGAGGGCGAATTCAATAATATGTTTTTTATTCTAGTTAACTATCTGTTGACAGAACAAAACTATGTTGACTGGATATTTAAATCCAGCTTTATCAGCGTAACTCATAAACTAAGATCACTTGCACAGTTCCCAAGCTATGTAGTTGATAACCAAACCTACTATCAAGACTATATCAATGAAGTTAAACCTTATAGAACTAAGATACGTGAATATTTGATCGACTACACTGGTGATGATACCTATGAAGGTAGCGTTACAGACTTTGACTTACCGGCTTACTATGATACATCAACAGGTTACGGTATATTCCGTAGTCCGAGTGGCGAAGTTCCTTATGTTGAAGAAGATTCTGCAACTTGGCAGACATTCCCATACAATCAATGGTATGTTAATAGAAATCTAGTAGTGTCAAGTATACAATTAGAAAGCAGTGGTGCTAATTATTCTACTCCACCTACAGTGACTATTTCTAGCGTAGACGGCAATGGTAGTGGCGCCACTGCTACAGCCGTTATTGACGGTAATACTGGTGCTATAACATCAATCACACTGACTAATGCAGGCGTTGGATATACGACTACACCAAGCGTAATCATCAATGGCAGTGCTACTACACAGGCAAATGCTTATGCAGTAATGAAGAGTCCGTTTGCTCGTAGCTTTGATACTAAGATAAAATTTGATCGTATCAGTTATGACAGCACCGTCCAACGTTGGGCAGCTAATACGACCTATACCGCAGGACAGATCGTTAGCTATGCTTTCCAAGATGGCAACGTGATGATACGTAAGGCCTATAGCGTAAACTCAAATATTACTACAGCTTCTACATTTATTCCAAGTGATTATACTGAATATTTTGCCAATGCATTTAGTAATGCCAACGATCGCATAGTTGGTTTCTATGAGCCAACTGATATAATGCCGACCATTGATTTTATATCTGTGCCAGTGACATTGGCTAATACTGCAGCCGATACTGATACAATATATGTATTCAATGCTCCGACATTACTACCAGGTATGTATATTACCAGCAACGGAGTTGACGCAGGTTATATAGCCAACATAGTATCTAACGTTATATTGATGGTTAACAGTCGTGGAACTATCACTGCTAATATTGCCAACAACAGCACAGCTATTTCGGGCATCAGCGGTAATATCCACCCATCATTTGAGGCTTCTCCAGAAGTTGGTGAATATGTCAGCGGTATCGGCATACCGTTCGAAACCACTATCGTAAATAATAGTTGGTTTGCTAATAGTTTGAATCTAAGCAATCCTGCTAGTATTACAGCCAATGCTGTACCAATCAGTTACGGTGGTATACCAATCAAAGTTACTCAGGTAACGCTCACTGTGAATGTTACTCTTAACACAGATGATACCATAACGGCAAACTATGATAATCTAAGTCCATTGATCAATGGCATCGATTATCCAAAATTACCTGTGCAAGGTGCTGACTTTAGTCTGAGCCCACTATATGGTCGTAGATATGATGTTGCATCATATGATGCTGTTCAATACAGCAGCGACGGTCTGGCACTATTATCTACTAGAAGTGTAGATGTAGCTATGTACAGCCTATACAGCCAACTCAGCTTAGGAACAGCTCCGGAAGATATCATCACTGATGGTGGTGCGTATGTTGATACAGATCATAGCCATGCTCCAGAAGAACTAGTTCCTGGTAGGACCTATGACACCTTAGACATGAGAATCTATACTAAAATCAATGCTAATGCTAACATCATAGCCTATCGCGTGTTTGATAATATGATGGATGAAACTAACTATCTACGTATATCAAGTGCGGCGTCCACTATCTTAGAGCTACCTTTACAGTTAACAGACAGCGAAATTTTTGTAGTTGATGCGAATGTATTACCAACACCTAACACAGTATATGCACGTCCTGGGGTAGTATTCATCAACGGTGAACGTATAACTTATTATACTAAAACCGTATATACTCCAGTTGCGTGGACTGCTAATACCAGCTATGCAATTGGTACAGCCATTAGTAACAGTGGAATCAACTATAGGACCACAGGTAATGTTAATGCGCCTGATGATTTTGGTAATGCCAGTGTTCAAGCAAACGTTTCTGTATTACCGGGATTAAATGTCTTAGGACAGCTACGCAGAGGTACACAAGGAACTAGTGCTTATCTAGAACATGGAGCAGGAGCACAGGTAGTTGATGCTAGCTCAGCACAGACTATACCAGGTACGTTTGCCGGAAATCTAATGGTATTTGCCAATGTATTATACAACAGCGGGTCGGGAACTGCTATAGATGGAACAGGATTAACTGGATCAACTACACCGGGAGCATTGTTCTTAAAAGCTAACATAGCACCAATAGTTGAAACATCTCAAGGTCTAGGCACTGAAGATGCGATAAATACATTAACCACTGAAAGCAATGTAGAAATTTATACTGAGGATATATAATGACAATTAAGATTAGCCAACTTGGAAATGTAGCTGCTATACAGGGCAATGTCCTGTTACCCATAGTCAGCAACATCACGGGCACATTAACTACCGTGCAGGCCAACTTGGATCAACTAGGAACTTATATTTTAGGCAATGCTGGTGGTAATATAATTCCGTTAGCCAGTAATACTTATAGCATTGGTAACTCTACTACATGGTGGAAAGATCTTTGGTTAAGTGCTAATACTCTTTACATTGGTGGAGTTCCGATCGGAACTGCGGGCGGAGAACTAACTTTTGGCGGAAACGCAGTCGGAACAAGTGGTCTAGATACCTATACAGGCAATGTTTCGGCTAGTAATATTTCAGTTGGATCTACAACAGTAGGTAATACTACAACTACTCCAACATTCAGTGTTGAAGGGTCTACGGGCAATATCACAGCAGGTAATATCTCAGCAGGTAATATAACATCAACTGGCGACTTTGGTGCAGCCAGTGTTTCTACTCCAACAGTTAGTTCCAATACGGTTAATTGCGGTGCCGGGGGAGTTAATTTTATACAGGGTGCAGTTGATTCTGTCACATTAACTAATCCTGGAACAGAAAAAGGATACAACAGAGGATTTGTTATATATCCCACGGGTGGAACAGGAACTGGATTCGCTTTCGTGATCAAAGAAACTACCAACCCCGAGAGTGGAAGTGGTAGCATTTCAGTATGGGAGGTATATAATCCCGGTCAAGGATATACCGCTGGTGATGTGTTAACTTTTGCTGGCCAATATTTAAGCGATCCGGCTGAATTTATTATTAACGCTGTAAATGATGTCGGAACACTGACCGCAGGTGACAGCACTTGGTCCTTTGATCCTACTGGCGATACCACAATTCCAGGCAATATTAGTTTACCCGATAACACAGCAATCTATAATGAAGATGCCAGCACCGCAGTGTTTACCAGCAATATTATCAGCGATGCTACCAGCATATACTTAACAGACACAGGCAATGCCGCAGTTTATGCTAGTGATAGCGTAGTATTAGAAACCAACAGCGATGGTAATGTAGCTCAGCAATGGGCATTTAATAATAATGGTGATATAATATTCCCAGATGCTACAACACAGTCTACAGCATTTAGCAATACAGCACCTATAATCACTACTTTAAATAATAATATTACTCAAGCTAATTTAGCAATGAAAGGATATGTTGATAATTCAACCTTAACTGCCAACATTGGGATGACAGGGTATGTAGATGATCAATCATATAGTAATGCGAAAGTTTCTACATATCTACCAACCTACAGTGGTAATGTTGGGGCACTGGTAAATACTGGCGATTTTGTAGTATTTGGAGGGAATATCACATCAGGGTTTGCACTCCCAAGTGTTGCCTTTGCTAATGTAATTTTCACTGGTATTGGCGTTGCTAATAGTTATTCACAACTAAACATACAAAACGTTGACAGCGTAGGAACACAGAACAGTGCAGACTTTATTGCCACAGCCCCAGATGGCACAGACACCAGCAAATATATTGACATGGGTATAAATGGTAATAATTTTAGCTCAAGCTCCTGGACAGTCAGCGGTAAAAACGACGGGTATGTTTACATTAATTCAGGGAACTTGACCTTAGGAACAGATACACCCAATACCACAGTTAAAGTCCACGTTGGTGGAACATTAGCTGGAAATGTAATTACTACGTTTAGTAATTCAAATGTAACCATTTGCGGCAATTTAATTGTCTGCAACGTTTATGTTCCAACAGCTAATAACTCAGTAGGAACTACTGGACAGATCAGCTACGATAGCAGTTACGTTTATGTATGTATTGCTGACAATACTTGGCGCCGCGCTAACTTGGCGATATGGTAAGAAAATATCATGGATAAAGAAGCGATAAATAAGAATATGACTACTACAACACAAGATATTCAACCAAAAAAACAACCTGATGAAAAGGGCGGTATACATCTACAGGGACATATCAAGATATTTGATCCTGTAACTAAAGAAGTGTTTGTTAATAAACGCAATGCTATCCACTATGAAAACTTCTCAGTGGCACTAGCGGAAAATGTTGCCAATAAAGGCACTAAGTTTATCACAGAAATGCACTTTGGTAACGGTGGTACTACAGTTGACCCTACAGGTGTTATTACCTATTTGCCTACGAATACCAACGTAGCCAATGCTGACTTGTATAATCCTACATATTTTAAAATCGTAGATGATACTAATGCGGCCAATACAGATCCAGTGAATAATAAGATGATCGTAAATCATACTCCTGGACTAAAATATACAGATATAGTAGTAAGTTGTTTACTTGACTACGGTGAGCCAAGTGGACAAGCAGTGTTTGACAACAGCCAGACCCTAAACGGTGATTTTGTGTTTGACGAATTGGGATTATTTGGTTACTTAAATGGTGCGTCGGGGTTGGGTGCAGGATTACCACTATTGACACACGTGATTTTCAGCCCAGTGCAGAAGGCATTGAATAGGCTTATTCAAATTGAATATACAGTGAGAGTTCAAACATTAACTAACTTGACAGCATAACTAGGATAACGAAAAATGTCGTATGTAATTAACTTACCCAATGGCGGAATACTTTGCACTATACTTGATGGTACAGTGAACAATACTGCTTCCAGCTTGACTTTAGTAGGACGTAACTATGCAGGTTACGGGGAAATCATTGCCGAGGACCTTGTAGCATTACTAGTGAACTTCTCTAACAGTGTAAGCCCAACCGCCCCCAACGTTGGACAATTATGGTATGACTCTGGTAACAAGACACTAAAAGTTTGGACATCAACATCTATCTGGAAAAATGTAGGTAGTTGCACAAGCCAATCAACACCTCCAAGCACAACAGTTGCAGGCGACCTATGGTGGGACGATACCGATAAACAATTATACTGCTATGATGGAACTAGTCCTTATGCAGCTGAAGGTTGGATCTTAGTAGGCCCTGGTTACAGCGTTGTGAACGGTAAGAGTGGCGCACTTTGGGAACAGATCAGTAACGGTACAACATTGGTTGATGTTGTTTCTATGTATCTCAATGGCACACGCACAGCGATAATTAGCTCTACAAACTTTACTCCAGCGACACCGATCGCAGGTTTTAGCACTATCCAGATTGGTTATAACATGAGCACAATCAGCACTGCTGGAACAATTTGGGGCACAGCTAATAATTCCAGCTATCTGGGCACACAGCCAGCAGCTAACTATTTCCGTAATAACATTAACAACAGCGGCACAGGCACACTGGCAATTTTAAACAATGGTGGTGTTACACTTGGTAATTATCAAGTTGCTACATTATCTACAGCCAGCAATACCCTAACAATCACTAACAATATCAACGGTGGTAATATTAGTGTTAGAGCTACAACAGCAGGCATTGCTACACAATATCTCAGCATCAATGGTGTCAGTGGCGCAGTTGAAGTTGCCGCAGTTCCGACTACAACATTAGGAATTGCTACTAAAGGTTATGTTGACGATAGATTCATCAATGCTAATCTTTGGGGCATTTCAACAGCAGTAACAGCACCGGCTGGCACAAGTAATACGATGATCGCTACTACAGAATTTGTATCATCAGGGTTATCTGGATTATTCCCATACAAGATCTATCAGAACAACAGTTGGATGTGGTTCAATGACAGCGGCACCGGTTCTGCAAATCTAGTCATCGATGGATCTACTATAATGACAGCTACCAGTGCTGGTGTGTATTTAGAAAATGGTGCTACAGCTAACGTAGTAACAGCTACACGTGGTGCATCAGGTGATGCGTCAGTAGCATCAACGGGGTATGTAAGGACAGCAGGACAATGGTGGGGTAATGCGGCACATCGCAGTGCTAAGATCGTCAGCACAGCTGAACCCGATCCTGGTGTAAATGATATTGGTTCTGCAGATGGTGACTTCTGGTTCCAAATAGAAAGTTAATTAAGGCGAAAGAATGGCATATTCAATAACAACAACATCTGGTAGCTTTGTAGCTACAGTTCAAGATGCGACAATCAATACTTCTGCTACTCCACTGACTTTAATTGGTAGAGACTACGCAGGCTATGGTGCTTTCTTAAATGAAAACTTTGTGCACCTATTAGAAAATTTTGCGGCTAATACCGCCCCTGCCCAAGCAAAAAGACTTACAGGTATGCTTTGGTATGATACCGAAGTAAACACCTTAAAGGTATGGAATATTGGTGCAAACGTTTGGAAACCTGTTGGTAGTAGTATTTCACAAGCAGGTGCTCCAGCAACTGGTACCCCAGGTGATCTATGGTTTGACACTACTAATAATCAATTGTATGCTTGGAGTGAAATTAGCCTTACTTGGGTATTAATAGGACCTCCTAGCACACTACAAGGTTCTGGAGCCATTGTTACTACTATCAATGATTCTAGTTCTAATCCACATGTGGTTATACAACTCAAAGTTGAAAATAATATTGTAGGTATAATCAGCTATGATGCTGCATTTACTCCACAAACTACATTATCTGGATTTGCTACAATCAAACCAGGATTTAATCTAAATAGCACCAGTTCAATTGGTGCACAGTTTACAGGTGATGCTAGCAATGCATTATATCTTAACGGTGTAGCATCTAATCAATTCTTACGCAGTGATCAAAATACCAGCACACCTTATAGTCTAGGTGTGGGCAATTTAGTAATTGGAACAGATTTAACTATAGTATCTCAGCCCAGTGAGGTCAGCGTTCGCGGCACTACTAATAATAAAGATATTACCTTTTATGCAAACATTGGCGGAAACACTACAACTAAATCAATAGCTATCAGCGGCAGCACCGGCAGTGTAAGTTTTGATAAATCAGTTAGTGTCACTGAAAATTTATCTACAGCAGGAACATTATCAGTAACTGGAGCTAGCACATTAACTGGTGCGGTATCTGTGCAAAATGGATTATTGCCAACTAGTGATAATACTATCGATATCGGTACTAGCAGTCAAAAATTCAACGAAATATTTGCTAGTTCATTCGTTGGCAATTTAATCAACGGTAATGTAACAGCCACTACAGCAACAATATCAGGAAATCTAACAGTTCTTGGTAATATTTTTATTAATACCAATGTAGTAGCAACACAGAGTTATGTGACTTCAACTATAGCCACTGCTGGTAAAAACAGCCAAGGTAACAAATACGTGTCTGCATCTCCCCCAAGTGGTGGCAGTAACGGGGATATTTGGTATCAAATATAATGTCAAAATTATATGTATGGGACAGCAATACTCGTTCACAGGTCAAAGAACTCTACATCAACAATAGTGGAACTTGGGCCAATGTAAGATCTGCCCATGTTAATATTAACGGTGAATGGCAACAGTTTTATCCTGACAGTATTACCACAACAACTTATAGTGTTCCGGGTACCTATACCTATACAATCCCAGCTGGCGTGCATTCTGCTAACTTAATCGTAGCAGGCGCAGGCGGTGGATCTGGTGGTGGAGACGGCCCTAATCCAGCAACTGTTGGATTTGCCGGTAATGTAGTAACAGCCACTATACAAGTAACTCCAGGAGACGTATTTACGTTTATAGTTGGGGGTGGTGGTCGTGCTGGAGCAGGTGGAGTCCGTGGAACTGGTAGTGGGGCCGGAGGTGTAGATCCAGCTGGAACATATAATGGTGGTCGTGGTGGTAATGCAGGCGGTTCGGGCACATCAGGTGCTGGTGGGGGAGGCGGTGCTGCAACCACAGTAAGACTAGGTGCTACTCAAATTATCGTGGCTGCGGGCGGTGGCGGAGCAGGTGGCGCAGGATTAGGCAGTGGCGGATTAGGACAAGGTGCTACGGCGTATAACGCTACATCAATCGGAGCTCCGGGTGTAGACAAATCCGGTGACGGTGGTGGTGGTGGCGGGGGCGGCGCAGGATTCCCATTAGGTGGAGCGGGTGGCGCAACACCAGGGGGCGATAGTGGTGCTTATTCCGGCATAAATGGGCAGAATTTAACACCTATAGGTATTACTCCTACTATTGGAACTAATGGTGGGCCAGCTTCGAATCCCGGCGGAGATGGTTATGTAACCATAGCACCGTAACAGTGATAAATAATATAATATAAATAGGTTAGAAAAATGGCATATACAGTTACTACAACAGCGGGTGCGGTCATAGCTACAGTACAAGATGGTACCGTAAATACCACAGCAACTAGTATTACCTTGATTGGTAAAAACTATGCTGGTTATGGTATTTTCCTTAACGAAAACTACATACAACATCTAGAGAACTTCGCTAATAGCACGCCACCAAATGCACCGTTAACGGGCCAACTTTGGTATGATGACGTCAATGATATCTTAAAAATTTACAATTCTGTAACTAATATATGGAAGCCAATTTCAAGTTCGATTTCACAATCAACAGCACCATCAAATGCAATCAGCGTTACAGGTGATATTTGGTGGGATACTACAAATGCACAATTAAAAGTATATTCAGGCAGTGCTTGGATTACCATTGGACCATCATATACATCAACAGCAGGTACCAGTGGTGCCGTGGTTGAAACAATTTTAGATTCTAGCTCAGGTAGCCATGTCGTAGTTAAATTCTACATCAGTAACAGTGCTATTGCTATCCTAAGCAAAGATGCTACATTTACTCCACAAACATCGATCCCTGGATTTAGCACACTTATTCCTGGACTTAACTTGATCAGCCAAGCAACATTAACTGGCGCACAGTTTACAGGTGCTACAACAGGTGCTAGCACACTAGGTGGATATAGTGCTAGTCAATTTATCCTTAAAGATACTCCACAAACTACCACAGGTGCTCTTACACTTGGTGGTGGCGCAACTATTGGTAGCGATCTAGTATTAGATGCCAGTAGTGCCTCGGTGGCCGTAATCCAAGAAACAACAAATAACAAGAATCTACGGTTTGATGTAAACTCAAACGGTGTGCAGACAGCTATCCTAACATTGGCTGCTTCAAGCAGACTATCAACATTTAGTGGTGCGCTAACCGCCACAGGTAATTTAACATCATCAAGTTTTAGTATATTTAATAATTCACTATTGCCAAGCAGTGCAAATGCTATTAGCATTGGATCAAGCACATTGCCGTTTGCTAATGTATTTGCTACATTCCTACGTGGTACTGCAATTACAGCTCAGTACGCCGACTTAGCAGAAAGATTTGAAGCAGATATTTCTTATCCAGCTGGTACAGTAGTAGCACTAGGTGGTACTAAAGAAATCACTGCGGCTGCAGAAGACTTAACAGAAGACGTATTTGGTGTTGTTAGCACTCGTGCTGCATTCTTAATGAATGGAGATGCTGGTAACGATCAAACTCACCCAGCTGTGGCAGTGCAAGGACGTGTTCCTGTGCGTGTTACAGGCCAAGTTAAGAAAGGTGATCGACTAGTATCAGCAGGTGCTGGACTAGCTCGTGCTGCTCAACGTAGTGAAATCACTGCATTTAACGTCATCGGACGTAGCTTACAAGATAAAACCTCAGCAGGCGAAGGCACAGTTGAAGCTATCGTCAAGCTAAATAGTTAAAAGGGTCAAAGTAATATGGCATATACTGGGTCAGGACAATTAATTCAAGCAACGGACTTTAACGGTTTAGCTTCTACTACAACGGGCGGCAATGTTGCTTGGGTATGGGGAACTGGTTGGCAACGTACTGGCTACGGTCAAAGCACAACATTATTATCATCAGTTAGTGCAACAGGCATAGTTACAGCTACCCAATGGGCAGGTTTAGTCTATACGATTAATAACGCATTGGCACATCAAGGTCAAGCCACCATTGGTGGTGGACCAACAGGTGCAAATATTAATATGACTGCTGGTCAAACGATCACTTATTTTGCCAACGTCGCTACCGCAGTTACACAGGTTAACACGACTAGAAATTCCTATTATGCTGTTGGATCAACAACTACAGGTACTGGATTTAACTCCTCGATTTCATTCCCTGATTCTGTTAGTAATTATGGATTTGCTGCATCGAGAACAGTAACATTTGCTAGTGCTAATGCCGCACGTTATTTCTTTAATGCTGGTGGCAGACTACAGCTAGTGTTAACTGCTACTAATAATAATGCCACATCACGTAGTGGAGATATCGTGAATCTATTCCAAACTTGGTTAGCTGGTAGTATCATCTATGATGCTAACAGTGCAGCTAGGACCGGCTCAGGTGGTACGCTTAATACTAGTAATTCATCAGCTGGTTACTATACATTAACCACTACACCAACACTTCTAGCTAACGTATCAAGTAATTCAGCAACATATACATATCAGAGTGATTGGGCTAGAATCCTAGTAAACTCCAATGGCACCCAAGGCAGCACGGGTGACCAAGGCACAGCCATAACATTTACATTTGGTTGCGGTGTAGCAGCACAAACCAACTCAAATTTCAATGACGCTATCAATGTCACATTAACCAGCAGAGTTGATATCATCTTTCCTGAGACTACTTATCTGAATGGTACAGCCTGGGGCACCCCAACAGTAGCATAATTTTTTAATTATGAAAAAGCACTCTAATAGAGTGCTTTTTTTTTAGGCCGCATTTTAGGCCGATAAATAGCTGTATGAGCAACTTAAATCAATTGATCACAGAAATACGATTAGCCACTGACTATCAAGTTAACAAACGTATACTGCGAGAAAAAATCCAAACAGATCTTCACGTTCCTTACAACGGCGGCCTATTTAAAGTTACCCCTGAACTGATAGGATTCCTTAATGCATGGAACAGTGACGAACTGTTCCTAGAAGATACATATCAAAATCCTATTAAGATCCTTCGACAAGAATTTTTAACCAAATGTCAACAGCATTATCAATTGGTTATGAATGAATGGCATATTCAACATGAAGAAATTCGTCGTGCAAGAAAAGTCTAGGGGTATATTACTATTTGCTTTTAATACTGAAATCAATGAAATTAAAATTGATTATGTCAGGATAGCCGAACAAGCGGCAAGATTGGTGCATAAAGTATTAGACCTACCTGTAACACTAATAACAGATCAACAAATTACTACAGAAATTTTTGATCAAATCGTTTATGTAGATAATACCCTAAAAAATTATAAGATCGGTCAGCCAGGTGCCTGGCGAAACGGAGATAGATTTCGTGCCTACGAGTTATCCCCATACGACGAGACATTGTTAATTGATTCAGATTATCTCACATTGGATCAGTCATTACTTAAATTATTTGAGCAAGATTTTGACTATAAGATAATGGCACATAATCAGACTCCTAATGGACCATGGGCAGATCCGATAGGCACATTTGGTTTTAACTATCAATGGGCTACAGTGATCTTGTTTAGAAAAACAGAAAAAACAAAAATGTTGTTTGACCTTGTAGGACGCATCCAAAGAAATTATACATATTATATGAAACTATATCATATTAAATACAGAAGTTTTAGAAATGATTTTGCCTTTACTATCGCTAATAATATATTAAATGGATATGAGCAAAATATCTCGCAAGGAATTCTATGGCCCATGATGACATTTAATAATATAGTAACATCTTTGGATATTAACGATAATCTGATAACAGTAAAAGAAAAAGATAATGCCTATGTAATTCCTCGTCAAAATATACACGTTATGGATAAGGAATATTTATTATCTAATAATTTTAATTCTTTTGTGGATAAGGTATGCACAGAATAAATCCACATCAAGCACAGCAGGGATTTATGACCATCGCCCAAAATATTCCTGGCAAAAATTATTTAGAATTAGCCTACGTGCAAGCTATGAGTGTTAAATTATCAATGTCGGATAGTCTATATGCTGTAGCAGTTGATGAATATACATTATCTCAAATTGAAGATAAACATCGTAAGATATTTGATTATATAATACTAATCGAACAAGACATGGCCAAAGATGAAGAGTGGAAGTTGTCAAATGAATGGCAAGTTTTTTATCTTACTCCATTTAAAGAAACTATTAAACTTGAAAGTGATTTAATTTTTACTCGCAGTATTAGTCATTGGTGGAATACTTTTAGATTAAAAAATATAGTTTTAAGTCAAGGGTGTAAAAATTATCTTGGTAACTCTAGCGAAGTACGCAATTATAGAAAAGTATTTGATGATAACGAATTACCTGACATATATAATGGATTAATGTATTTTCGTTATGATCTAGAATCGGCAGAGTTTTTTCGATTGGCTGAACAAATTTTTACAAATTGGAAATATATCAGTGACAACTTATTAAAAAACTCGAGAGATGACAAACCGACCACTGACATAGTATATGCATTAGCCGCTAAAATATTTGGTCTCGAAAAGTGTACAATACCCGGAGTAGATTTTATTAACTTCGTGCATATGAAGCCAGCAATAAACGGATTTTCTAGCAATGATAGTTGGCATAATTTAGTTATGTGTGAAACAGATTTACCTATGATACGTATTAATAATGTTAATCAATATTATCCTGTGCATTATTATTTTAAAGATTGGGTCACTGAAGAATTAGTTAAGGAATATGAAGATGAGTTGGGAAGAAGAATTTCAAAAAGCATATAATAGTTTTCCAAAAATCGTCGAAGAGTCTATTGAATATAGAATTCATTATGATGATAGTGGAAGGATTGTAATGTGCAGTTCACGGAATCACCCAGAAAATACTCAATATTTGGTTGTCGATCAAGAAACTTATGATAATTATTTCCGGTATACTGTGAATGTTTCAAAAAAACGTCTAGAAAAGATTGCTCTTGACTTGGGAATTAGTGTAAAATTAACAAAGAGCACCCATGGATATGCGGTAGTTAAAACCCATGCGGGACTTCTATTAGAAAAAGATGAAATTTATAACGACATAGAATACTATGACTCAAATAATTGATATAGCAGATTTAGATTGTATCTATCTTAGCTACGATGAGCCTAAGAAGGAAGAGACATGGATTAAAATTCAAAATATGGTACCATGGGCTCGGCGTGTAGATGGAATTAAGGGATCAGACGCTGCCCATAAAGCCGCAGCGGATGCTAGTTCAACTGATCGATTTGTTCTAATCGATGGCGACAACATACCAGACCCAGAATTCTTTAATCTACAACTAATATTAGATAACAATAACAAGGATTGTGTATTCCGTTGGAAAGCCCGTAATACGATAAATGGTCTTATGTATGGTAATGGTGGGCTAAGTTGCTGGACCAAAGAGTTTGTCTATGCTATGAAAACACATGAGAATACAGATGGCAGTGAAGCCAATGATGTAGAGTTTTGTTTTTATCCGAACTATTGGGCCATGCATG